CCAGATGAAGAAATGAATCAAAAATCAGTTATACTAGGTACTAGAGCTAATAGTCCAGTTGCAAGATTTCATTTTGGATTCTCAGGCACCGGCGTTAATAATATTGGAGTAGGTGTTGGTGGTAATGACGTTACTGGAATCAACAATCCAATGGAAATAGGTAAATGGTATAATTGGGTAATATCATATACAGGTACTCAAGGTGCTGGTGGCGAAAGAAAACTTAGATTGTGGATAAATACAGATGCGAGGATGGCTAGCAATAATATGACTTCTTGGGGCAATCAAGATGAAGCTACTGAAAGTTATACTCACGGAATATATTTTGGAGGTCGTAATACTGAAGGTTCAGGATATAGTAGTGGATTTGCATGTGCTCTTGATGAAGTGGCTATTTACAATACATGCATTGATTCAGTTGGAACTTTTGCCAACGAAGTATATAATGGTGGAATTAATTATAACCATTTAACTAATGGTAAAAGTGGACTTGTAGGATATTGGAAAATGAATGAAGGTAGTGGAACTACGGTTGAAGATTTATCAGGAACTGGTAATGATGGAAGATTAACTACAGATTCACCCGCTGGTGTAGCTTTACCAACTTGGGAAGAAATTAAAGGATATTAATAATGGCTGTTCAACAAATCATAGGAAAAAAAATTACGAAGTTTGATACTTCTAATCCTAATTACCAAGAAAAACCTCAACCAAAAAAAGAGGTTAGTGGTAATGTTCAAGATGATGAAGATGTATATGGTGAAAGAAAACACACCTATACACCTGAACCAAATGGTAATTTACAAATGGAACAAATGATGGGTAAGTTGATGAATAAATTGGACAACTTTGATACACCAAGTCAAACAGGTGTCAAAGCCATTGAAGTAGATATTAAAAAAGAGATTGCAATTGGTAAAGCTGATATGAGTAGTATTAAATCAGAAGAAGTAAAAGGTAAAGTAAACAATAAACTTGATAAACTTAAAAAACTGAGAAGACGAAATGGCAGTAAATAAGATTACAAACAAAGGTGTGGTGAATAAAGAGTTAGTTAATAGAGCTAATGAGGTATCTACTAAAGGAACTACAATTCGTGGTAATAGAGAAACAACTATTATACCTGGTAATAATTTTGCAGATAATTATTCCATCACTTTAAAAGATGTTGATACTGCAGTTTTGAATCATGTCAAGAATGTGATGAAACCAAGAGTTAGAGAAGCTAATGAAACTTTTAAAATACCTGTTTATTATGGTAATGAAGAAAGATGGAAGGCTGTTAGAAGTCGAGGTGTTTTAAGAGATAAAAACAATTCATTAATTTTACCATTAATTATGTTAAGAAGAACAGAGGTTTCAAGAAATGATTTTTCAGGACAATCCTTTCCACATGATATTCAACGAAAATATGTTGATGTGGTTAGAAACTCAAGATGGAGTAAAGATAATCAATACGATAGATTTTCAGTTCAACGAGGAGTTCAACCTGTATATGAAAATGTTGTAACTGGAATGCCTAACTATTCAGATGTAACATATGAATTTGTATTATGGACAAACTTTATTGAACAAATGAATCCATTAGTGGAGTCTTTTGTAGACCAATCACATACATATTGGGGTGATGGGACAGATAATAAATTTATGTGCACAATTGATAATATTTCAGATGCTTCAGAGATGAATCAAGATGGGGAAAGATTTATTAAATCTACATTTAGTGTTACCACAAAAGCTTATTTACTACCAGAATACTTAAATTCGGTAATTACAAACAAAGTATCCAATATGAAAAAATTCACAACAGTGTCAAAAGTTAGTTTTGGTATGGAAGGTGATGCAACAGACGAACAAGTAGGAAAATAAATTACTTGTTTTAAGAATTTATATATACTTATATATAGATAGTAAATAATTCACAAATGGAGGTTATAATGCCAGAAGAAGTAAAATTCACAGAAGAAGAACTAAAAAATGTTCAAGATATACAAAAAACTTATGTAAATATTCAAAATCAATTCGGACAATTAAAACTGAGTCAAATTAGATTAGATGAACAAGAAATTCAATTAGAAGAGTCTTTGAAACAAATTCAAGATGATGAAAAGAAATTTCTTGATGGAATTACAAAAAAATATGGACAAGGTTCTTTAAATCCCGAAACAGGTGTATTTACACCAAATAAATCAGAATAATAGAAAAAAAATCATTGTTTGACAATTTAATCATATATTTATATATGAATAATACTAATGCGCAAAATAGTATGTTTACCTCAAAAATTAAAAAGTTAACTTAGGAGAAATTCAATGGCCGAAAAAATTATAAGTCCCGGTGTATTTACGAATGAAATAGACCAGACTTTCTTACCTTCTGCTGTCGCTGATATAGGAGCTGCTCTCGTTGGACCAACCCTTAAAGGTCCTGCAGGAATCCCAACCGTTGTAACATCATATTCAGATTTTCAAGCAAAATTTGGAGATGTTGTAAAAAGTGGTTCAAATTCATTTCAGTTTTTGACATCACATGCAGCTGAAGAATATTTAAAAAATTCAGATACTTTAACAGTAGTTAGGGTTATGGATGGAACATTTGGACCAGCTGAAGCAGATGTAGCTAGTGTGGGAGACACAACTGGAGCAACATTTGCATCACAATCTTATAGATTCACTGCAAACCCTACTGGTTCTTTATCAGCTGGTGGACAAGATGAGTTTAGAATTGGTAGTGTTTCATTTGTATTTGTATCATCATCTGCTGGACTAGACAATTCATCAACACAAAAATTTGTTGATTTTGGTAGTGGACAGGTGGAAGGACACCATACAGCATCAGCTATCGCTAATTTAGTTGAAGGTATTAATGCAGCTACTATTGCTGGTGATTTAGCAGTTTCAGCTTCTAGAGGAACTAGAGGAGCTGATGGATTTAAAAATGCTATATTGGTAATATCTGCTTCAAGTGCAGGAACTGCAGGAAATCTAACAGTAACTACTGGTTCAGGTGCAGATAATATTGCAACAACACCTAATTATGTAACTCCAATAAAAGCAGATTTTACTACTGCAAATCTTGCATTAGGATTTAATATGACTGGTGGAACAAATTCTACTACAAATGCTACATCATTCAAACTAAAAACAATTGCTGATGGAACAATAATGAATAATGCTGACACAACTGCTAGAAAAAACAATATATTAGTTAGTGGTTCAAAACACAACATTAGATATGAAATCAGTAATGTAAATAATACAAAAGGAACATTTACTGTATCAGTTAGAGCTGGTAATGATAATCACAAAAGAAAACAAATTCTTGAGTCATATACTGGTGTAAATCTCGACCCTAACTCACCAAATTATGTTGCTAAAGCAATTGGTGACCAAAGACAAACTGTTAGAGACGATGGAACTACAAAATATCTTGAATTAAGTGGTTCATATCCAAACAAATCAAGATTCATAACTGTTGAATCTATTAATAATACAGTAGATTATTTAGATGAAAATGGAACTATTAGAAGTGATGTATTATCCGCATCATTACCACAAGCTGGTAGTGGTTCATCAAATGGTGGATTTGCTAGTGGTTTAGATGGATTTAATGGATTTGATGCTTTAGGTAATCAAAATGGAACTATTAAGACTGAGTCTGTTAATTTCTATGAAAATATAGCAGAACAAACTCAAGGGTTTAAACCAACTGATACGACAGCATTAGATGGTGGAGCAGGATATTCTGAAGCTCTTGACTTACTTGCTAATCAAGATGAATTTGATGTTAATCTAATCTTGTTACCTGGTTTGGTTCATAATCTACATAGTGCTATTACAAATAAAGCTATTGATGTTTGTGAAGATAGAGGTGATTGTTTTACAATTATCGACCCTGTAGCTTATGCTAAAAATCCAGGCGATGCTGTAACAGAGGCTGATAAAGTTGATTCAAACTTTGCAGCTATGTATTACCCGTGGGTTAAAGTACCTGATTCACAAGTTGCTGGAACTCAAAGATGGGTGCCACCATCAGTTGTATTAGGTGGAATCTATGCATTCAATGATAAAGTAGCTCACCCGTGGTTCGCTCCTGCTGGATTGAATCGTGGTGGAATCACAACAGCAATACAAGCTCAAAGAAAACTGACTCAAGGTGAAAGAGATACATTGTATGATTCAAATGTTAATCCAATTGCTACATTCCCTGGACAAGGGGTGACTGTATTTGGACAAAAAACATTACAGAAAAAATCAAGTGCATTGGATAGAATCAATGTAAGACGACTATTAATCAGAGTTAAGAAGTTTATCGCAAGTTCTTCAAGATTCCTTGTATTTGAACAAAATACAGCGGCTACAAGACAAAGATTCTTGAATATTGTGAATCCTTTCTTAGACACAGTACAATCTCAAAGTGGATTAAATGCATTTAGAGTGATAATGGACGGAACGAATAATACACCAGATACAATTGATAGAAATCAATTAGTTGGACAATTATTCTTACAACCAACAAGAACTGCTGAGTTTATCGTATTAGACTTTGTTGTTCAACCTACAGGTGCTGCTTTTCCAGAGTAATAGTTAGTCAAAATAACTAAAGAAAAGGGATTTATTTAAATATAAATCCCTTTTTTTTATAAATTTAGATATTTATATATGAAGAATTAAATGTAACAATTTACATATTAGGAGAAATTAAATGGCTGTAGGAGAATTATTAGAACCACAAGATATTATGTTCACTAATTTTGAACCTAAAATGAAAAATAGGTTTATAATGAACATAGATGGAATAAATGCATACTTAGTTAAAACAATGGCTCGTCCAACATTAGAGTCTGAGGAAGTAGCATTAGACCATATGAATGTAACAAGATATGTTAAAGGAAAATCAAAGTGGTCTACAATTGACATTACACTATACGACCCAATCGTTCCATCAGGAGCACAACAAGTAATTGAGTGGGTTAGATTACACCACGAATCAGTAACTGGTAGAGATGG